CAGAAGCTGTTGTTACCCCACCTCACGTTCTAAAGGCTAGGAATAATTTTGCTTATTTTTGCGAATTAATGGGCAAGAAACCCGCAAAGCACATGCGGGAGTGGCATAAACAGATACTAACTGGAGAAAGTAACGAGCATTTGCTCGATATCGCGGGTCCCAATACTTGTCTACTAAGTCCACGAGGTAGTGCTAAGTCTACTGTGATAGGACTATTAATAGCATGGCTGATAGGTAGGCATGCGGAAGCAGGGAAACTTTTAAGAACTCTCTATGTTTCTTATAACGTGGACGTTGCACGAAATAAAAGTGCAGCAATTAAAAATTTGATATCCAATAAAGAATATCAAGAGGTTTTTCCTAAGGTTCGATTATCTAAGCATCGAACGAGTGATGAGCTATGGTCGATTGATTTTGAACATGCAGGGGTAGATATTAGAGGAGAAGATGCTTTTACTGTTGCTTGTGCAGGATTAAAAGGAACAATTACTTCCAAGCGAAGTTCTTTGATTATTGTTGATGACGCGATTAAAAGTGCTGCTGCGATTGCTAATCCAGATATCCGAAGAGAGATGGAATCGAACTGGACTAACGTCATTGTTCCTACTATGTTCCAAGGTGCAAGAGCTATCGCACTAGGAACTCGTTTCCATTTTGATGATTTATTTACAACGATTTTTTGTGAGAAGAGAGGATGGAAAGTTATCACTCAACAAGCGTTAAGTTACGACGATAATGGAACCCCTAAATCTTATTGGGGATCAATGTGGTCGGTAGGTTATTTATTAAAACTTCAATCGGAAGATCGAATTGCTTTTTCCTATCAGTATTTAAATCAACCAATCAAGACAACAGAGCTTGGCCTATCTCCAGAGTTGTTTATCAAAGGAGAGGTTCCTGATACTTACGACACGATTGGTGTCGGTATTGATTTATCTGCAGGGATGAGTGAACGTAATGATTGGACTGTCTTTGTTTTAGCTGGGAGAGTAGAAGACAAGGTCTATATCATTGATTACAAGAGAATGAGATCAATGGGGAATATTGAGAAAATAGAGGCTTTAGCGGAATTATTAGTCGAATGGAATTTACTTGGAATGAATGATGAAGGACAATTTTTCAAGACTGAATCACCTGTTGTTATATGGCCTGAGGTTGTTGCTTATCAGAAAAGTTTTGAAGGTGATTTAAAACGAATTCTTTTCAATGAATGGCAGCTGTATAATTTAACTGTGAGTCCTGTCAAGGGTTTTCGTGGCGATAAACTCGCTCGTCTTAGAGGAATTATCGGTTTATTCCAAGGCAAGAAGATTATCTTCAATAAATACAGAGATTTTTCTTATATGGTTGACGAGGTTGTGAATTTCGGTCACGCATCACATGATGATTGTGCTGATGCTTTAAATATCGTGGTGCAAGGTCTCATGAAACGAGGCGGTGCGCAGATCCAATGGCAGTAAGATTAAGAAATGAGTAACCCATCTAACGAGAGATACCGTCAGATCCTAGAAGCTGCTAGGAAGCGTGATGGAAGCAGTGGCACTGACACGATGGTTGTCAATAGTCACTTAGCTCAGATGAAGCTTTTCATGCTGAGACAAGGAATTGAATTTTTCCCTGCACAAGACACATTTGGTTTTAGAAAAATATTCATTCAACAATTAGTTGAAGAGAATGAAATTGATAGCAGATTAGAAGGAATTGTTGATGATTTCTTACTAGATGGTAAAGGGTTATTTTATTTCAGACCTGTAGACGATACGTATAGGTTGATGTGGTTCAGCAAAGAGAACTACAGAGCTTACTATGACGCTCAGTCTCAGTTAGAAGAGATTGAACTGATTTATTCTTTCTCTGTGCGTAGTGGTACAGGAGCGCTAGCTATACCTACAGCGGATAATGGCAGCACAAGATATGTCAAGTTACAAGTTAGACGCGATACGATCAAAGAATCAATTACAACTGAAAGACCTTCTTTCGAGGCAGGACAAACCAACAGCTTTACTTGGTCTCCTAATCAAACAAGGACTTTGGTTAACAGTCTTGGATTTATCCCTGCGGTTGAAGCCTTTAACACAATGCGTTCTACAGGAATGGACGCAACAGGTGATTTTGATTGGTTGTCTGAGCAGATTGTATTGCATGATGACTTAGTTAAAAATATTCGTACAAACATTACGTTCTTTGGTAATCCAACTTTAGTTTCTAGTAGACCTAAACATGATCTAGTTGAATCAGGATCTGAAGAAGGTTTAAGACCAACAATTAGTTCCCAAGCAGGATTCTATTCAGCAAGTAGACCATCGACTCGCGTAAGTGAGCCCGGACCAAGTGGTGGGGGTGGATCCTTAAAAGTTCCTCGGATTATTGCTAATGTTGAACCGACTGACCGGGCTGTTTATTTAACTCCTGATGCCGTTTCTGGTGATCAGAATTTGTATGCACGTCAATATCGAGAGGAATTAAGAACCGCAATGGGCGGAGTGGATGAACTAGGAATTAGTTCTGGAGCAACAGCCTACGAAATTAAATCTTTATATGGTCGAGCAGCTACAACGGCTACACGTCGATGCAAGGGGTTGTTGACATATGGATTATGTAAATTATTTGGTTTAATTATTTATCACGAAGAAAAAATCTTCCGTGATTCCTTTGCTATGGCGATAGGGATGAAAAGGCCGGCACCACCTATTGAAGAGAATTTCCAACCAGGCGAAGACTACGACAAAGCAGTAGGAGCTTTTCAAGAACAAGAGAAAGCATACGACGAACAACTAGAATTAGCCATCCGAGAAGCAGTCCAGTCCACTGAACTTCCTCCGGGTGTTGTCGGTTTAATCCCCGACGGCAACAGGAAGATTGAGTGGAGATGGAAGGGTCCAGTCTTTGAGGACGGCACAGAGGATATACTGAATTCAAGTATTGTGGTTCGTAACCTACAAGAACTCGGTGTTAACAGCATCGAAGCGTTGCGTTACCTCTTCCCTGATAAGACAGATGAAGAGCGAAGTGCAATGCTTAGTGGCTATCCATTTAGAATGGCTCAAGCCACACAAAGCAGTATTGGACAATTCTTGGCGCTGATAAATGACATGCGTCAAACCCCTCATCCTCAGGCCCCAGATCTACCGCTTTTGGCAGATCCTAAACTTGACTTAACACCCTACGTCTATAGGGCATTCGAATTTTTAAAGAGAGAACTAACTTATGCAGGACAGTATTCAGACACAACAGGCTCCGGCGACCCAGCAGAACTCGATACCATCGAGCGCGCCCGTTCCGAGCGCGGCTTACCAGCAAGCTCCGGCCCAGACCGCCCAAGTTTCGTACCAGACACCTTCGGAACCATCGGCTCAGGCGGTGGCACCCCAGGTTCAGGCACCCCAGCCACAGGCTCCGGTCCAGGAGGTCAATCCATGGCAGGAGGCGTTCAAGAGCCTCAGCGACAGTTTGAGCGCAACGCAGACCTCCCAGCCCCAGGCAGCCTACTCAACTCCGACCCCACAACAGCCGCAGACAAGCAGCTTTCCCTCTCAGGCTCCGCAATACCAAGCGGCTCCGTCCGTTTCGGGGATGCAGACTTATCAGCCCCAAGCAACGCCGGCGTACTCCCCGACCCAGCAGGTACAGGCGCAGCCCTCGACACAGCAAGGAGCAACACAAAGCGGAGACGGGTATCTAGACAACGTCAGCAACGAAAGTCTTGAAGTTCTTCAGCACTTCGGAGCAGAAGCACCAGCACTTTTAAATAGATATGCATGCACCGTTGAGGATGCACTTCTTCAGCAGGCAAATCAAACTCAGGAAGCGTTCCAAAGAATTAATGGCTTAGCCAAGAATATCGAAGGAGCTAAGAAAGTTGTTGATGCTGCAGCCGCAGACAATGCTGCATACCATACAATGCTGACTAACCCTGACCTACTCTCTGAGTACGTTAATGAGTTCTTCGGTCCTAATGGTCCTCATCCTGTAGAGATAGCTCAGGATCGTCTAGCAGCAGAAGTTGCAGCAAACGAAGCAAAGATGGGAATTACTCAGGCTCCTGCTCCTCAGGCTCCTGCTCCTCAAGCTCCTGTTGGACAAACTCCAACTCAGCAGTTCCAGCGTCCTCAGATAGATATGCCTAACCCAGGCGTACAGGCTCCTCAGAACGGAGACTTCTGGGCAGAGTTCTCCAACTTAAGTGACAAGAACCCAGCAGCTGCATGGCAGGCTTTGAGTTCAGCTACTCCAGAGCAACTACGTAGTAAGCTTCTAGTTTCAGAAGGTTAATCAAGAAACACAAGATTCCACTGCCTGTAAGGGTGGTGGATTTTTTGTGTCTACAATGTAGGGATGAGATATGCAAGCGTACCAGCCGTTCAATCCTTGGACGACTTAATGGGGAAAGGACCTTCCTTTGCTAGTAGTCTTCCTGTCGCGGATTGGGAGGCTATTGACAGGGATTTGGATGATTTATGGAAAGATGAGAAAAAGAAACAAGAAGAAGAAGAAGTTATAACGGATCCAGATCCAATAGTAGAAGAAGATACAGAACCTGAAAAAACCCCAGGTAGGCTTTTCACTGAGAAGTTATATGGAGGTGAGTCTATGACAGACGCCGAATTACAAGCGAGAATGAAATACAACCCAGCAACTACTCCAGAGGATTGGGCAAGAGCATTCGGTAAGTGCAGAACTACGAGAAGTAGTGATAAGCATGAGAGTATTCCAAGCGATTGTTATTGGCCTGAAGAGAGTGGCTTAACTGGCAGTGATTTCTACAAAGCAGGGGGTGGTAATAGAGGCAAGAAAGGAGGACGAGGAATGGGAGGAGGTAACTCCAGCAGTAGCAGTAGCAGTAGCAGTAGTGGTAAATAAAACTTATACGGCTGATAGATATAGTTAATATCCCGAATTGCTAACATTAGATCTGAGTCTCTATTGACTCTGTAAATACCCCAAACCGAGACCATGGGGATAAGTCTCTCATCTTACAAGTTCAATCGTACTATTACTTAAATGACTTCTTCTTCTTTAACAAGAAGTGGCAGTGTTTTGAAGGGATGGGACGAGTTCTGTGAGTGGACTACTTCTACTAGCAATCGTATTTACGTTGGTTGGTTTGGAGTCTTAATGATTCCATGTCTACTTGCTGCAGCAACTTGTTTCATCATTGCTTTCATAGCTGCCCCTCCTGTCGATATTGACGGGATTCGTGAACCAGTAGCAGGTTCATTTTTATATGGAAACAACATCATCTCAGGAGCCGTTGTACCGTCATCTAACGCAATCGGTCTTCACTTCTACCCAATCTGGGAAGCTGCAACCGTCGACGAGTGGCTCTATAACGGAGGACCATA